AGAAACGCGTTGTTGCTTGCGCGGAAGCGCAGCGAATTCGGGATCTCGTAGCCAGTAGCTCCGGAAGCACCAGCAAGTACGTTATTCTGAAATGGCATTGCTTTGACTACCTTACCTTACGTTACTTGACATCATAAGTTACTACTGCATGAACCGCAGTAGAAGTATATACGATATAGTCCAACCGATCTACAGCAGAAGCCGTAGTTGTAAGAGTTGGAGCTTCACCATTGGCAAACTTCCAGTTGCTTCCAAATGACAGGGTCTTGCTTCCCGAAACATTCTGTTCAATAAAGATAGAACCAGTCTGTCCAGCAGCACAGTTGGATGGATTCTCGAATGTACGATTACCTACTAGCTGGATTGCGAAGTTCTGGGCAGTATTAAAATCGATTGCAATGCTTGTGGATACATCAGTCAGGCTGACGATATGTGCCCTAGCCGACTTCGTGATCTCTAGCTGCTTGATTGGAATACTTGTTCCAAAACCAACATTACCAGAAGCATCAATATTGATTCGATCTACACCACTTGTAGCAATTGCAATGGATGTCGTAGCAGATACTCTCGGTGTCGTGATATTGGTAGAAAATGTACCAGTAGCAAACTTTGCGTCAACGCCACTGACGGCACTTACTACCGTTAGCTGGTTTACCGTAAAGGCACTGATCGATAATGGGAAATCAATCTGATGGATGTTCGTGCCATCGCAAGCAACAAAGATATTCTGCTTTGGAACAGTGTAGCTTGAACCACTAGCAGTCTTCATGTAGACATCAAAACTGCCAGTAGCTCCATTCTTCAGGAAGTACGTCTTCTCATGTGAAGGAATGGTGATGGTGACGTTTGCCGTCAGTGTACCAGCAAACTCAAGCGAAGCATTTCGAGACTGGTCAACCGAACCATTGTTCTCCGATAGAGTTACACCAGTAGAACTGACAGAAACAACAACATAGCCAGCAACAGCCTCATCGATAAGATCAATGACATTCTGGTTGAGGATATCACCCCAAGAGTTTGGGTTCTCTCCATCACCCTGCTTTTCAAATCGCAGTCTTGTCGTGTATGTACTTGCCATGTTTCTTGCGTCCCTCTATAGAGTAGGTATTCCTTACCGTACATCCAATGTAGCCACTGCATGAATGGCTGTGGATGTGAATACAATGTAGTCGATGCGGTCTACGGCAGAAGCTGTTGTTGTAAGCGTTGGAGAAGTAGCGGCTGCAAACTTCCAGTTACTTCCAAATGAAAGCGTCTTGCCACCAGATACGTTCTGCATGATGAACAGGGATCCGGTTTGTCCTGCAACGCAATTTGATGGATTCTCCAATGTTCTATTGCCAGTAAGCATGACTGCAAAGTTCTGTGAAGCATTGAAGTCTACAGCAATGGATGTTCCATCTGTAAGGCTTACAATGGTTGCAATAGCTGCACCAGAAACTGCAATCTTCTTGCCCAAGTTTCCAGTACCAAAAGCTGCGGCACTAACACTTACTATACCAGAAAATGTACCAGTAGCCGCTATGACAAAGCCAGTACCACTTACATTTACAGCCGTCGTTGCATTTGTAGCTGAAGTCGCAAATACAGCACTTACTGCATTAGTAGCATTTGTGGCACTTGTGGCAAATACAGCAGAGGTTGCATTTACAGCATTTGTTGCATTTGTGGCGCTAGAAGCAAATACTGCTGATGTTGCATTAGTGGCATTCAGTGCTGTAGTAGCATTTGTGGCTGAAGCCGCAAATACTGCTGATGTTGCATTAGTGGCATTGACTGCATTTGTTGCGTTTGTCGCACTTGCTGCAAATACCGCTGATGTGGCATTTACTGCATTGGTGGCATTCGTGGCACTAGAGGCAAATACTGCCGATGTTGCATTGGTAGCATTAACTGCATTTGTAGCGTTTGTGGCACTAGAGGCAAATACAGCGGAAGTAGCATTAGTGGCGTTGACTGCATTTGTTGCATTTGTAGCTGATGCTGCAAATACTGCTGATGTAGCGTTGACTGCGTTTGTGGCATTTGTTGCCGATGTGGCAAACACTGCGCTTACTGCATTGGTAGCATTTGTTGCACTTGCTGCAAATACAGCAGAAGTGGAATTTTCAGCATTGGTAGCGTTTGTTGCACTAGACGCAAAGACTGCTGAGGTAGCATTCTCTGCATTCGTGGCATTGGTAGCACTAGCTGCAAAGATTGCACTGACATTTGTCAGGCCAGCACCACCACCAACAAAGTTGGTTGCGCTAATGATGCCATTGACTGTTGCTGCACTGACTACCGTAAGGACATTGACTGTGTATGCTGAGACGGATACAGGAGCAGTTGGAAGATTTGTAAGATTTGAACCATCTCCATAGAATGAAAAGGCACTTACATTGCCACTGAAAACTGCATTGGTTCCACTTACTTTTCCAACTACATTAATAGAACTTACCGAAGCCTTCTGGCTAACAATAAGCTGGTTTCCAATTAATGTGCTTACACTTACATTTACAAGATTAAGAATACTTACGGTAATCTCTGTAGCATTAAGTGAAGAAACTGTAATGCTTGTAGCATAAAGATGATTTACGCTTACATCTCCTAAAACTTCAAGAGCGCCACTTACAAGAACATCACCCTTTATACTTACATTTGAACTGACAAGAACATTATCAGCAACAAATTCTGATGTGCGTACTGTAGCAATGGATACAGATACTGGAGTAGAGGCACTTACAATTTGACCCTTTGCATTTACTGCAAAATTAGATACTGGACCATAACTTCCAGAAACAACGGCTGTAGAGTCCAGCTCAACAGTAGGATTACCAGCCACACCATTTGCATTTGTTACCGATAGACCAGTACCTACTGCAATGGATCTTCCCAATGGAGTTCCACCAGTCATGGCTACCAGACCGGTTACACCACTTAGATCCGTAATAGCGTTAAGAGCAGAAGCAGTAGCAGTAAGAGTAGCGCTATTTAGCTGGAAAGTACCATTGATGTTGACTGCGCTATTGCTTAGCTGTAGAGCGGAATTGGTACCTTCTCCATCTGAGACAGTACGAAGAGTGCCGTCAACACCACCATTGTTATTGCTGACCTGAAGGAGATCCTTGTATGTATTTGCAATTGTCTTGCCGGTAAGAGTAGACATTTATGCTCCTTAATCCTTATACCAAATTCCAATATTGAGTTTCGTCTTCCCAGTCAATGCCAGCATTGTTCCAGACGATATTACGGTCGTTGTTCAGTGGTGGTCTTGGGTTACGAATAAACTCGTCATCTCTTACATTTGGAGACCTGTTCTGAGGATGGTTCTTGAGATCATACTGGCCTTCATAGTCTTGCGGACAAACCATCAAGCCATAGCTATTCCGCTTCAGTTCACGATATGGGTACTGAAACCCACATGTGTCGCAGATACCTAAAGCTATTTTGGTAGTAGCCATTTTTGTATTTTACATCAAGTTCAACTTAGGTACAATACGAAGACTTGCTCTTTCTCTATCCTCATCCATAGCTCTAGCAAGACGCTCTTCATATTCCTGCTTTATGAACATGATGCGATTGCCGTCGATACCAGCTCGCTTCATGGACATGAAATAGGCTAGTCCAGCAGTTATGCATGGCAGAAAGCGTCTAGATACATCAGCAATCTGGCCAGCAGACTTGTTCACATCCTGAAGATACTTGATCTTCTCGATTTTAAGAGAATAGTCGTTGCTATCCGGAATAGGCCATAAATAGAGTTCTAAATTGGCCCTGCCTCTACGAATTGCGTACTGGGTAGGACGACCTGTCTGGCTCTTGCGTGGAATCTTCAAGTACTCTTCCATAGACAGACGATCAAGCTGAATATCCGTAGTGCTAAGATTGACCACGACCTCCATCGCATCAACCATGTTGGATGAAAGAGAATACGCAGTTACGGATGTCGATACATCAACTACGGTAGTATTTGTGGACCACAGAAGTATGCCCCTGTTCTGCCAGTCTTGAAGAAGAAGATTGATGGAACGACGGGCAGACTTTGGATCATTACCCAATGTCTGCTCGCCGCCAATCATTTCCAAAGCCTCTTGGATAACTTCATCAATATCCATGCTGAAGTTATATGTCCCGCTAGTTGACATGCTTTGGAATCTCCCCTTTAATTAACTTTACTAGCTTAGACCTTGCTGCGCTTGCGACCGGCAGCAGCCATCTTCTGCATCTTCTCAGCACCATACTTCTTGCGACCAATTGCCGCTGCTACTGCTGCTGGATTCTTTACATCGCCTCTAGCTGCAATGCTCTTAGTGAGCTTTGCAAATCGTTCACCAGAACCAAGCTTTGGCATCTTCTTATTCTTACCCATTGGCATTGTAATCTGTCTCCCTATGCTTGATCTTGAAATAGCCATTTATCGCTTGATGCCTCTGACGTACTGCTGTGACTTAGGAGGCATCTTCTTTGAGCCAGTGGGACCAGCCCAATACTGCTTGTTTGCCCAGTAGGCTGCGCTCTGAGGACCCTTTGCAATATTACTTGCATGACGATCCTTAAAGGCCTTACGGGCTTCTGGAGAATAGTTATGTCCCATCTTCTGGTCACCAAAGCGAATAACCTTTACGCCACCAG